ACAGTAACTTTTGTTTTTTCTTTTTTTTTAGTATTAGTAGTTTTTTTAATAGTAGTAGTAGACGAAGAAGGGGATTCTACATCTTTCCAAGGAATAGGAATAGAAGAAGTTCTTTGAATTTCTATTTCTTTTTTTTGAAATTTATTTAAAAATTTTTCAAGCATTTTTTTAAGATTATGAGCTATTTAATTCTCTTTTCTTCTTCTTTATCTTCAATAATAGCTACTTCAGAGGTTAAAATAGAACCTGCTATTGAAGTTGCATTTTCTAATGCACTGATAGTAACTTTTACAGGGTCAACTATTCCTTTTTTTATTGCATCAATTATAACTATTTCACTATTTTTATCTAAGCCTTTGAAATCAAAACCTTTTTCTTTTGATGTTTTTCTTAATTTTTCAATAATAGAAGAAATATCATTAATCCCTGCATTTTTTAGAATTTGTCTTAAAGGAGATTCTAATGCTTCTGACATAATTTTAAGACCTATAATTTCTTCTTCACTTTCATTTCTATCTTGTTTTAAGTATAAATCAATTTCTTCTTTGGCTTTAATTAAAGCTACTCCTCCGCCAACAATTATTCCTTCTTCAACTGCTGCTTTTGTCGCATTTAAAGCATCTTCTACTTTATATAATTTTTCTTTTATTTCAGTTTGAGTAAGTCCTCCAACTTTAATGATTCCTACTCCGCCTTTAAGTTTGGCAATTCTATCTTTAAGTTTTTTAATTTTAAAATCATCATCTTCTTGTTTGATTAATTCAGATAAAGAATTTATTCTATCTTCTAATTTTTGTCCTTGTCCTCCGATAACAATTGTATCATCTCTTGTTATTTTAATTCTTTCAGCCTCTCCAATAACTTGATTTAAAGAATCTCCTTTTAAATCTTCAAATTTTATACCACTTATTTCTGAAATTAAAATCCCTCCAGTTAAAATTGCAATATCTTCTAAAACTTCACTTCCATACTCTCCTATAACAGGAACACTTACTCCTGCGATATTTAAAATACCTTTCATTTTATTTATAACTATTGTAGCAAGTGCATCTCCAGAAAATTCTTGTGCAAAAATTACTATATTTTTTCTACCTGAAACAGATAATTGTTCTAAAATTGGTAATAATTCTTTAGCTGAAGTAAATTTTTTATCTGTAACTAAAATTACAGGTTTTTGAATATCTATTTTTTGAGTATTTTGGTCAGCCATAAAAGGAGAAACATATCCTCTGTTTAATTTCATACCATTAACAATTTCAGATTCAATCTTATAACCATTAGATTCTTCTATTGTAATTACTCCATCTTTTCCTACTTTTTCCATCGCATCTGAAATTACTTCTCCTATTTCTAAATCCTGTGCTGAAATATTAGCTACATATTTCATTTCTTCTTTAGTCTTAATTTCTTGTGAAATTTCTTTGATTTTTTTTATAGCTATTTCTGCTCCTTTCAATAATCCTTTTCTTACAAGAGTAGCATCAATTCCAGTTTCAATTCGGCTGATTCCTTTATTTAAAATTTCTTGTAATAAAACAGTAGAAGTAGTTGTTCCATCTCCAGCAATATCATTTGTTTTACTAGCTACTTCTTTAACTAAAGATGCTCCTAAATTTTCATATTCATCTTTTAAATTTATCTGTTTTGCAACAGTAACTCCATCATTTGTAACGATTATTTTTTCGCCTCTTCTAAAAATAACATTTCTACCTCGTGGTCCTAGTGTAGTTTTTACTGCATTAGCTACTTTATCAACACCCATTTTAATTTTTTTTCTAGCTTCTATGTCATATAAAATACTATTGCTCATAACTTTTTTTATTATTAAATTATACTTCTATTATACATAATAATAATTTTATTGTCAATAAAAAGAGTTGAAGACTTTTATTTTTTTAAAAGAAATAAACAACTCTTTGAAAAGTTAAAGAGGGATTTGTTTTCCCTCTTTTTTTAAGAAATTTTTAAACATTTTTTAAAAGTTCTTTGAGAAGTTTTTCCCAAACAATCTCTACTAGTTCAATCGGAACTTCGTATTGCTCAGCTGACTTTTTCAGCCCTTCGCCACGTTGGACAGTAGCTGTAGCAGTGCCATTTTCCCATTTAAACAAAGTTTTAATTTTCTGTGTTTTTTGCAAAATCTCCTCCTATAAAAATCCAATCAATCCTTTTTTTCTGACAACAATTTTGCCAGTAACATTCGGAGCAATACGATAATTCACCCCAATAACCCCCGAAAGGAAAACATCCTTTTTGTCCGTCCCAAAAGGTATCGCCTTTTTTATCTTCGTAAGGTGGTGTCATTTTAGAAATTGAAGTTGACATAACCTTTGCCAGCTCGTCTAATTCCATTCTTCTCTTTTTGCTTACGGGCAATTTCTTTCTCTCTTGCTTCCGTGATTTCCTTGTTTTCTGTTTGGTCATAATATTCTCCCGTTTCTCTAGTGAGTTTTTGCCAAAACCAAGTCCAACACGGATAACAGAATTTTGCGTTTTTCCAAGGGATTTGAGCGGGATTATCACAGAAATCACATTTACCATAAGTTAAAGGGTCATTTCTTTCCAATTTTCACCTCCTTTGTGAAGTGTTTTGAACAAAAAATACAAATAAAATGAATTACTCTGCCAATTTGCCAACTGTCCATTTTAGCTTCTTTACAACAAAAAGGACAACAAACAAAAATCTGCATAAAACCCCCTTTCTTTTTTGAAAGAACAAAAAAACTCAAACTTAAAAAGTTTGAGACATTTCTATTTTATTTTCTTTATTTATATTAAACAAAGTATTGAAATAAAAATTAAATTAATTTCTCTTTGCTTAAACTATTTTTATTATAACTCTGAAAAAAAGTTTGTCAATCTAAAAAATCTAAAACAGCATCTTCTCTACAATCTTGACAAATTTTCTCAAAGAATTTATTTTCTAGTTGGCTGTCGGTGTAGAAGTCATTCTCAAATTCCTTTCCACAACGGTCGCATAATATTTTTTCTGGCATTTTACTTGATTACTAATTGATTTTCACTTAAGATTTCTATAAAAACCGCTTATTTAAAGCTAATTTTTACTTGATTATTTGTCTGTAAATGTCTGAAGCACATATTCCGCAATAAAAACTAAGGGGAAGAAAAAAAATACTTAAATAATGTAATTCTATAATGTTAGCAATTATAATAATTAGATTGAAAATCCAAGGATAAAATAATACAAATATGATTTTCATTTTTCTTAATTCTCTTTCATTCATTTTATTGTATTATTTTAATTAAAAAATTCTTCATATCCTTCATCGCTAGTTATAACATCAATATTATTAATATCTTCAGGAAACATTTCACTAAATTCTTGTTTAGCTTGTTCTAGGTTTTTAGCTTTAATAACTGCAACTTCTGAATCGTGTTTTTCAGTAGCTTTAACTCCGAAATAATAATCCTTTTTTTTATTTAGTTTTATAAAATTAATAGCTTCTTTTTTATTAAGAAAAAATTGATGGCTATCTTTACTTGAATAACCGCTTACTACCCAACCATATTTTCTTGGTTTATCTTGCATTGAACCAACACCTAGTGTAAAAATTAAAATATACTTACCTTTATTTCTCGCCCATTCATTAAATTTTTTTACTTGTGTTAGTTTCATTTTTTTATTAAATAAATTTCTAATAATTACAATTCACATTCAAATTCACATTTTTCATTTTCTTCAACACATTTTAAGATTTTTTCTCCTAATTTAAGACGTGCATACCATTTAAGAATAATTAGAAGTTCTTTTTTATCAATTTTAAGATATTTTGCTAATCTTTCATCGTCGTATAAAGAATTAGCTTTGAAAAATTTATCTATCTTTTTTTCATAATTTGTCAAAAGAACTCTACATTTCTTTATTCCTTTTTTTATTTCTGGCAAAGATTCTTTTGGAAAATAATACTCAATATAATTAGGTTCAATTGGGTCAACTCCGAAAAAACTTGCATCATCGCTACTTTGAACTCCTAACATAAATTTTCCACTAATATCTCCTTTATAATATCTACCCATTTTCTTATTTTAATAATTATATTTTATTTTTTATTTTTTCAATTAAAGCAATTTTGCTTTCAATTATTTGTAGAACTTGAATGTCATATTTATTTAGTTCTCCAATTTTGTTTTGAATATCATCACTTGATTGTTCTAATTGCTCAATTTCTTTATTTAGAATTTTTTCAATTTCTAGACTATTTATCAGTTTACCTACTAATTTTTCATTTTTCTTTTCTTCTTCTTCTCGTAATTCTTTAAATTTTGAATCATAATCTGAATACCAATCACCTTTAATATTTTGACCATCATCTCTTTTAGTTTGTTGTAGAGTGGCAAATTCTCTAGCTTGTTCCATAATACTTTTGTTTTTTTCTACTTCTTTTTTCATTGTTATTTATTACTTCTTATATATATAGTATAACAATTTTTTACTTTGTTGTCAAGAGAATATTAGAGTAAATAAAAAGCCTTATTTAAAAGGTTTTTAGTGGACTCACTGAGAATTGAACTCAGAACTATTAGTTGCAAACCAACTGTTATACCGTTTAACTATAAGCCCAATAATTGTGGCGATTGAACTACTAACTCTTATTATTGCCTCTGCTCTCAACTCGGTAAAAAGTTGAGAGGACTGATGATGGCACGTTACCGCACCTTCCCACTTACTTAAGGTGAGAGCAGAAACAATCTTTCTTTTTGTGGCGGAGATGGGATTTGAACCCATATTTTCCAGTTTATGAAGCTGGCTAGTTACCAATACTATACTCCGCTATTCGCCTGATAATTTTTCAGGCTAAAATAATAATTATCTTTGATTTTCGTAATTAGGTTGTGCTTGCCCTACATTACTATTATTTTCAGTTCTTTCAAAAACCGCAATACTTTGATTATTAATTGGGGCTGCATCTAAAAGAATACTCTTTTTTCCGTCTGAATGCTCAAACATTGTTCCAATTTTAGTCCAACGAGTTTTTTCTAATCCAGTTGCTTTATCAATATACTTATTACCAACTGATAAATCATAAAGTTTCATAATTTTTTTTATTAATTAATTATACACGAGCTTTGTGTAGGACTTGCACCCACCACCTACCGCTTACAGGACGGTTGCTCTACTAGATGAGCTAACAAAGCTAATAAAATTATATTCTAATACTAACATTTTTTTATTTTGTTGTCAATGCACGAGATGAGAGAATCGGACTCCCGAATCAAGGTTTGGAATCTTGCATTTTACCATTAAATTAATCTCGCTTTTTTGTGTGAGTATATAATTTCTATACTCACACTTTTAATCTTACCAATCATACTGGTTTCCTAATTCATTGTCAATAATAACAGGACATTTAATTTCTTTTTCTTTTTTAATTTTAATTTGTTTTTTATTAAAAAGAAGTTTAAGAAACCATTTTTTAAAGAGCTGAATCATTTTCTTCTCCTTTTTCAAAATTGTTAAATTTTACATAAGCTTCTGTTTCATCTTCTAATACTTTAACAATTCCTTTTTTACAAAAAATCTTATTTTCAGTGCTTTTAACGCATTGGTCAATAGTATTTTCTAGTGAATAATAAACAATTCCATTCTGTCTTGGGTCTATTTGAATTGAAATGATTGAATGGTAATTTTCATTACTATTATTCTTAACTATTTCTATTTTACTTCTTATTCCTCTTTTTTCTAATTTTTCTTTAAATTCCTTTGCAAAATCAAAACAAGCATATTTTTCAGTGTATTTACTTCTAACAATTTCATTTTGAACTAATTGAATTTTATCCCAATCTGTTAGAAATTTTTTCGTTTCAATTTCTTCAGTATTTAATTTTTTTAGATATTCATTTTCTTTTATCGTATCTAACCTTCTTTTTACTTCATCTAAAAAATCTATTTCTAATTTTTGATGTTTTTTTTGTAAATTTTGATATTTAATTACGCCATAAATATTACACAAAAATAAAATTATAATACTGAGTAAAATTACGCTGATTGAAAAATTTGAACTATTTTTCATCTTCTTTATCATTAAAATTTAATTCTGGATTTTTCTTTAATTTTATCTCATCTTCTTCTAAATCTAATTTATCAATAATATCATCAAGAGTGAGATTACAAAATTCATCTTCCCAGTCTGTTATGAAATAATATCTATCACTTTCAGCAATAATACCAAATGCTATCGGGTCTTTTTTTTCTTCTTCAGTTAATTCTTTATCTTCTTGGTTAGTGTGCATTATAATAATTTCGTCAAAAAGTTTTAAATCTAAGCATTTTTTGATTTCTTTCTGACAAGAATTTGGAATAGGCTTTGAAAAATTTTTAAGCTTTGTTTCATAAATAGGTTTACAAGTTTTTTCTTTAAATTTTTCTATTAATTTTTTTTCAATAAAAATTCTAAAACCTGAAGCATATAATTCACATTCTCTCGCTTCTTTTATTGCTTTTTTCATAAAATTTTCACTTAAAGCAATTTGTCCAATATTCTCTGTTTCAATCGCTAATTTTTCAAGTTTTTTTATTCTTTTTTCAAATCTTCTATCTCCTAGAATACCGAATTTTCTTTTTACATATCCGAAAAATATTTTTACTGACATTCCTTTTTTCTTACTATTTTTTTTATCATCAGAAATTTCAACAAAAAAATTCGTTCCACTAGGAGTTGAAGAACTTGCAGAACCTTCTATTTGTGTATTTGTGTAATTAGAATTTAAATCATTTTGAACCCACATTCTTTTAATATTATTCATTTTTTTATTTTTTACTAATTATTTTTTTTATATCTTTTAAAATTATTTCATCAGAAATAAAAACTTTTTTATCTATGTAAATTTCATAATACTGATTTATTTTATCTTCTTTAACATATAAATATTTTTTACTATCCTCTTTTACAATGTATTTTTCTAAGTTAAATTTATTAAAAGAAAATTCTATAAAATATTCTAAGATAGTAGAATTATTATTATTTGAACAATCCATAAAAGAAATTAATTCTCTGTAAGTAATTTTTCCTAATCTAATACAAGATTTTTCATTTAGTTCATTCATTTTTTTTACTACAAATAATACCGATATTAAAACCTATAGACCCATCTTCTTTTCTATCTAAATTAATCGCTTCAATTTTTCCTAATCTTTCTTCAACTAGATTTAAAAATTCTACCATTTTTTTATCCATTCTATACCAAGCAGTATTTCCGCTAGTAGTTTTCATTAAATCTGCTCTGATAAAAACATTTTTTTCTTCGCTCATCCTATAAAAGTTAATTCTTTAATATCAAAATTACAATAATAACAAACTCCTTTTTCTATTCTTAAATTATCATTTATTTTTCCACATTTAGGACATTGTAATAGACCTAATTTTTGTTTATCTTTAGAAATAAAACCAAGACCTTTTTCTTTATTTTTTGGAGTATCGCTGTTTTTAACAAAAACAATTTCGTCCAACTTCCCTGGTATAGGATTTTCATTAATTCTAATTTTCATTTTAAAATAATTTATATTAATAATAATTACAGGAGTGCAGGATTTGAACCTGCTCGCGAATTAACGCTTCCTAGCTCCTTTTACTTAGATGAATTAATATTAACTATTGGCATACCACTTTCATTCGTAGGGACGAATAAAAAGGTTGTATTTTGACTATTAGCTAATTCTTTCATCATATCTATTGAATACCATTGCAAATAAGCCTGTGAAAGTTGTTGAGCAATAATTTCTTGGCTATCTCTAATACCTTGAGCTTCTACTCTTTTTCTTTCCGCTTCTTGTTTTTCTTTTTCTAAAACAAAGACCATTTTCTGAGATTCTTGTTCAGCTGCTTGTTTTTCTTCAATTGATTGACTTAATTGTGCTGGCAGAATAATATTTCTGAGAAGAATTGTTTCTAGGATTAAACCTCTATTACTAAGTTTCTGTGTTAAGCTATCTGATAATTTAATATTATATTCATCTCTTTTAGTAGAATATAATTCTTGTGCTGTATATTGAGAAGCAACTTCTCTAATAGCATTTCTTACTTCAGGACGAACAATTTTTTCTTTATAATCTTTTCCAATTTCTTTTACAATTTTTGGAGCTTCACTAGATTGTAATCTGTATAAAACAGTAACATCTAAAGCAAGTTTTAATCCTTCTGAAGTTAAAACATCAATACTATCATTTTGCTCTTTTTCTCCTTCTCCTTGAGCAATAGACATTGTATATTCTTGAGTTTTAATGTCCATTTTGCTAACACTAGAGAGCGGATTAACTAAATGAAAGCCTGATTCAAGAGTAGAAGATTTTACTTTACCGAATAAAGTAACTACTCCAACTTGCCCAGGACCAACAATAGTCATTGATAGGATTAAAAAAAATAAACCAATTCCTAATCCAAGTAAAACAACTATTCCCAGAAAAGTTGTTAAAGGATTTTGAGATTGATTTGAATAACTTTCATTCATCATACTTTTAAATTAAAAATTAAATATTTAAAAATAATTATTTCTTATTTAATAATTGCACAATTAAAATAATTGTTAAAATAATTGTAGAAATAACTATCGCTGCTAATAAAAATCCAACTAAAGGAATTAAAAAAACCATAATATTAATTTAATTGTAAATAAATATAAAGAATTAATATACTTATTGATAATACTATAATAGAAAAAGCTAATTTATTTTTTTCTTGCTTATTCATTTTTTTCATTACTAATTAATTTTTCACATCTATCTAAAATTGATTGTTGAAATTCTTTTGTGAAAGGTTCTTCTATTTTATCTTCTAAGTATTTTTTATTATTCATTGGAAGATGCGGATACAATCTATACCATTTTCTTCCTTCAAGATTTGAGTTAACTTTTTCTAAATCTGAAAAAATATCTTCTAATTTTTCAAGGATTAATTTTATCTCGTAAGAAGTATAAGTTTTAAGAACATACATAGGTTCTTTTTCATTTTTTTCACTATGTAAAATTACTATTCTTAATCTTTGAAAAAGCATAGTTTCTATTGCTATTGCGAATTGTCCATTTTCTGACTCAAAATATGGATTATAAAATTCATTTTCTTTTTTTATAAATTTCATATATTTATTTGCATTTTTATCTTATATACCAATACTAACATTTTTTTAATTTGTTGTCAAGACTTTGTTAAAAGAAAGCCTGCATCTACTGTGTTTATAATACAATTATAAACAACTCCTGCTACTGCATCCGCAACATCTTTGCTACTATGAGTTGCGTGGTCCACTTTCCAACCTTCACCTTTAGCTATTTCTTCTAGAGTTTTTAATTCTTTTATAAAAATTTCGTGATAATAATAATCTAATCTTTTTTCTAAAATTGCTTCTTTTAATGCAGTATAAGGACCAATATCTCTATCTACTGAAAGTTCTTTACTTCTTATTCCTCTTTTTTTCATAATTTGTTGAGAATCGTGGCTTTGCCAACCATCAAAAGTAACAAGGCTTATATTAAATCCTCTACTTTTCAAATCAAAAATTATCTGTCTAATTTCTCCAAAATCTAATTCTTTCCCAGGTTCAGCTCTTAAACAATCCATATAATCAATTACTATTTTTGGTCTTTGTTCTACTGAACCATCAGAAGTTCTAATTTGTTGATAACCGTCTAAATGCCCCATTGCAATTCCTGCTGCATCTCCATTTTCTTTTCCAAGAGCAAGGTCAACGTGAATAAAATAATTAATGAATTTATTTTCAGGATAAAAACTTTCAAGAAATCTTCCATCATTATCTACAGGATGAATCCTTTTTGTATTAATTTCTGCATCAATAATTGAAGGGTCTCTAAAAAATCCGTGAATACTTAATGTTGGAATAGCTGCATAATCTCTTAATGCTTTTTCAGGATTTCTATCAAAATCTGATTTAAAATTGATTGGTATATTTTCTAATTTTTCTATAACTTTTTTAGTAATCGGGTCTTCTCTCACAACAAAATCAAAAGTTTCTTTAGGCATTTTATCTCTATCAATAAGTTCCCAAGTTGCAGCTTTTACTCCGTATATAAATGGATATGATTTAGATTCTTCATATTTTCTCATAATAAAATCTTCTGGATACTGAGGAGAACTAATCATAACAATTAATCCCGCTCTTCCTTTTAAACGAGAATTAATACGCCTTTGAATTGTTGTATAAATATTTTCAGCAACACTTTTATTTCCTTGTTTATCATAATAAAATGCAGCTTCATCAAGAACTGCAGCAAAAAGATTTAAACCAATAGGAGTTGTTTCTTGACTATTTCCTGACATAATGTGGAGTGTAGGAAATTCATTTTTTTTATTTACATCAAGAAATATTTCTGAACTTAAATATCTATTATTAAATTGTCTAAACCAAGAACTATTAGCAACCATCTGTTTTAATCCTGTAAAAACAACATTTTTTGCTTGAGTAGCTGTTAATCCCATATTAATCAAAACAAGAGATTTATCATCTTTTAAATTAAAATACTCAAAAGGATTTTTTAAGCATAATAACCAATGAGCTATGTAAGCAAGCAAAACTTGTGAGCCAAAACTTTTTCCACCTCCTATTCCTGCAACAAAAACTGCTTCAGAATAAGGACTTTCATCTAATTTTCTATTATCAATACCTCCAACAATATCTCCTAGAATATCTTTTAAAACAAGATATGTATCTTCTTCTGCTCCGAGAAATTCAGGTTCATTTATGAACTCCTCCATTGTTGCTGGCATCATCCTGTATTGAGGATTCTCCTTCAGAAATAACTGCGTCAATAATTCTTTCCCCTCCTTGAGGCTTTCCACTAATTCTATATTTCTCAAGCTCTTGTTGAAGTTTGTTGAGTTTTTTACAAGTTTTTTCTCTTTCTTTTTCAAATTCTTCATCTGTTTTGACGATTTGATTAATATTAATCTGTCTATTGTCATTTATTACAGGTCTTTCAGATTCTTTTCCTGTTAATCCAAAAATTAATCTTTCTAGTAATTTTTCTTCTGATTTTTGAATCGCAAGAGCTGCACTAACTCTATCTTTCCAAGTAGTTGTTATTAATATTTCTTTTTCTTTTCCACCGATAGTTATTTTTTTAACATAAATATCAGGAGCAGTAATTACTTTATATAAATTCTCCTGAAGAAATTCTGTTCTCTTTTTGAAATTTCCAATAAGACCATCCACGCTTTCTTTTTTTAAAGCGTGAATATTTTCAATATTAATTTTTCTTATCAATTTACCAATGTAATTTCCAGTTAATTTAAGAGGTGTTGGAGAATTTTGTAGAATATCTTGAATTTTTAAAATACTCAAACTTGGTCTTATTATTAAGAGTTGTCTTATCCTTTCTCTATGTTCTAAACTTTTTTCTTTGGAATATCTTGTCATTATCTATTTTTATTTTGAAATCTATGATTACATTTAGGACAAGTTACCATAAATTCTGTTTGAACTTGGTCTTCTTCTGCAAGTGTTTCTTGAACAGAATTATCGCCTAAATCTTCCCAATTAAAATCTAACATTTCTACTCTTGCATCAATTTCTTCCATAGAAAATGGAAAATTTGATAAATCATATCCTTTTTCTAATGATTCTTTTAATAAATTACCTACTTCAACTTCATCTAAAGGTATTTTAGGATATTCAGTTGAAAGAGCTTTTGCAATAGCATCTTCTCTAGTAATATTACCTAGATTTTTTATTTCTATTTCTTTATAACCTAATTCTTTCATAGCTGTATATCTATGAAATCCATTTATAATTTCAAAAGTTCCGTCTTTTAATTCTCTAACAATAATAGGGTCTATTTGTTTATGAGATTGTAAACTTTCTTTAACTTTATCAAACATTCGTCTATTAGTTTCATCTTCTTTAAAATCTTTTTTAGGATTATAATCATTAGGTTTAATTTTTTCAATATCAACTGATAAATAATTTTTTAAATTTTCTTTTGTCATTTTTACTTATTAATAATAAATTAATCTTTCCATTCTATTCCTCTATGTTTCCAAAGTCTCGTAACTTCATCTTGGGCTTTTAAGCCATTTTCTATTCCTATTTCTAATAAATCTGTATTATTTTTTTTAAACTTAGCAATTTTTTCATTATAATTTTTGCTATTAATCTGTCCCCATCTAACACCTGCTATCCAAGTGCTACTATCCGCTGAATAAAAAGGAACTGCTCTGATAGCTGATTTAGCTGTTATTCCAAATCCGTGAGTTTTTACTTTTGTTCTTACTATTCCAAAAACCCATTTTAACCAACTAACTCTACTTTTAATAGACCTATCATTTGCTGGAGAAATTCCTATATAATCAGAAGAGTCTATCAATCTACGAAGCCATTTCTCATCTTCAAATTGATGAAAAATGTGCATTACATCTAATCCTCTATTTTTTAAATATTGATAATTATTCCATCCTTCTTGTGCTGAATTATCAATGTCTTTTTGATTCGGTTTTTTCCCATACTTACCAGGGATGACATCTAAATTAATAAACTTAAAATTTATATCAGGATATTGATTTTTTAATTCTTGTAAAAAATCTCCATATTCTTTTACATCTAAAGATTGACCTTTTGTCCAAACTGTAAAAGCTCCACTATCTATTAAAACTATTGAACCTTCTCTAGCAAAAAATTTATGGTTTTCTTTCAACATTTTAATCATTCCTTGTTTATAAGCATAACTCATCAAATGATTTTTTATCTTTCTTTTTTTTAAATTTTTTAAATAAGTAGGATTATTATTTGCAAAAACATACCGCATATTTTTTATTCGTAGCGTGTGTAACAGATTAGAGTTACACACGCTTTTTAAATTATTATTATTTAAGAACTTTCCAGTATTGTTCTACTTTCCACCTTATACTTTTAAGTTCTTCTTTTTTGACTTTTTTGTCCACCCATTCAACAATCGGCTTTATCGCAATACCACCTCTAACTTTGAAATTTCCGATAATCAAAACATATTTCGGAGAAAGAACTTCTCTGAAGTCTTTTACCATACAATTGATAACATCTTCGTGAAATTCTCCGTGTTGCCTGAAAGAAAATAAGTAAAGTTTTAAAGATTTACTTTCAACCATAACTTTATCAGGAACATAGATGATATGCAATTCTGCAAAGTCTGGTTGCCCTGTTTTAGGACAAAGAGAAGTAAATTCAGTGCATTCAAAAGGAACGATGTAAGAAGAATCTGGATGAACATTATCAAAAGTCTCTAAAATGTTTTTATTTGGTTCTCCATACTCGTAATTTGTTTTCGCATTTCCGAGCAAACTTAGCCTTTTTGTATCACTTCTTTTTTGGTTTTTCATAACCTTTCTCCTTAAAAAATTAATTATTATACTTATTTTCTATCAAGTGGACTTACTAAGATTTGAACTTAGAACTTTTTATTAAATGTATTTACTTAATACTATAAGCCCAATTTTAATTGATATAATTTTTTATATGAAAAAAATGGAATATGCTTTTTAAAATTTGATAAACTTTTTCCAGCAATTCTACCTGAGTTCATAATTTCACAGTTTGTATCACAAAATACTTTATAAAAAGAATTTATACTAATATAATTACTTATATCACTTACAAAAATCAATTCTTTTTTATTCATTCTACACATAAAAGCACAATCAAAAACTTTCTTATTTTCTTTATCTATAGAAAAAACTCTCAATGCAAAAATTTCTCCATTTACATAATAAGCATATTCTTTTATTTCTTTATATTTTAATAAATTATTATATAAAAAACTTCTTCTGTATCTTTCTGGAGAAAATGCCATTCTAAAAAGTTTAGGATTTTTTAATTTCCAATTAACCCAATCTTTATAAACTAATTCTTTATCGCTAATTGGTATTTCTTCATTTACTTTAATTTGTATTTCTTTTCTTTCTGAAAATCGTATTCCTTGTCTTATCAATTTGGTTGTTTTTGAAAATACTTTTTTAGCATCATATTCCATTTCTAAAATTTCAGAAAATTTAAAATTTTTAAATTCATTTCTTATTTCATTGGAAAATTCTTCTTCTGATATTATAATTTTTTTTACGCCTGACTTTTTTCTAAAAAATTGAAATATTTCTTCTTTTTTTATATTTCGGTTATTATTACATAAAATATAATCTATTTTTTGTTTTTTAATTAATAAATAATTATTTTTTTGAGTAATTCCATATTTACTTATATTATCATAAGACAATAAAATATGTTTATTAAAAGAATGGCTAGAATTTTTTGAAAAATCTTTCCAATTTATAGTTTTATATTCTATGAAAGTTTCAATATTCATAAGTTTTAATTCTATATTTTATACTAATTATAATCTTAATTTATTTTTATTTTATTGTCAAATTCTTATTTATAGCAACTAAAAACATTCCATTTTTTGGTATTTTTCCTTTTTTAAGTTTTTCTCTCATTTTTTTTAATACATCTAGTATTTTTCTAAGATGTGTTTCTATTCCTAATTCATCAGCAATTTCTTTTAATTCTTGAATATCTCTTATGTCTTCATCGTATTTTTCTAGATTAAATGGCAACATTTTACAAAAAGCTCCTTTTGGTGGATTAATATTCCAAGGTCTTCCAGGGAGTTTTTTTATTAAAATAGCTCTATTATTTATCTTATCTATTATGACATTTTTCAAAGAAAATCTACAAGCAAAAGGTGTTTGTGTATGAATTAAACATCTCTTATCTTCTTCTTTTAAATAAAAACATTTATCATATAAAATTTCATTCCCATTTTTTCTTATTCTTTTTTCTTCGGAAAATGGACTTTCAAGACAAAAAATTTTTTTCTCTTGATTATTTACTTTTATACTACTTTCAAATAATTTTTCTTTTAAAAGAGGGTATTTTTCCAAGAAACGAAAAACATCACACTGAAAAAAAATTAAAGAAACCCAACGACAACAACCTCCACAAAAAGCTGGACAAGAATAATCTCTGAAAAAACTAGAAGAAATAACAAGTTTTCTTGGTGGAGTGTATAAAATATCATTAATTTTAAAAGGCTTTTTTGCTACTCCTTCTAGATAAATCGCTATTCTATGAATTGTGTCTCTAGGAATTTTTTTCATTTTAATTTTATCAAATTAAATAATTCTTCTCTTGTTTCTTGTTCATCTCTAAAAGCTCCTCTTAAATCACTGGTTTTCATTACAGCACTTTGTTTTTCTACACCTCTTGCTTTCATACAAAGATGTTGAGCTTCAATAATAACAGCTACGCCTTTTGGTTCTAAAAATTCTACTAAATCATCAGCTATTTGTTTTGCTAATCTTTCTTGATTTTGCAATCTTCTTGCGTAAATATCTAATATTCTTGATAATTTAGAAATTCCAACTATTTTCTTATTAGGAATGTAATAAATATGTGCTTTTCCTGAAAAAGGTAAAATGTGATGTTCGCAAGTAGAATGAAATTCTATATTAGATAATCCAACTATTTGGTCTATTTTCCCTGCACTTTCATTTTCAAAAGTAGTTAAAATTTCACTTGTTTGAATATTGTAACCACAAGCCATTCTTTCCCAAGCTTTCGCAAATCTTTCTGGAGTTTCTTTTAATCCTTCTCTTAAAACATCTTCACCTAATCCTTCTAAAAAAAGTTCTCCTGCTTTTTTTAATTTTTCAAAATCTATCATTTTATTTATTATTAACAATTATTTCACGAGTTTCATATTCCAATGGGTCTTCTATATTATTCGCCTTAAAACCTGCTAATCGTTCTTGACAACTTCCACATTTTCCACAAGAATTTTCTGTTCCTTTATAACAAGTCCAACTTAATGAATAATCTACATTCAATTCTATTCCTCTTTTAATAATACCAACTTTATCTGTATGCAAAAAAGGAGTAAGAATTTCAATTTCTTCATAATTAGCTATTCTAGAAATTACTCTTAAAGCATCAATAAAAATAGGTCTACAATCAGGATAAATTGTATGGTCTCCTGCGTGAACACCTAAAGCTATCGCATCAAATTTTTTAGAAACTGCGTAACCAATAGCCATAGAAGCTAAAATCATATTTCTATTAGGAACAACAGTTGCTTTCATATTATCATCAGCATAATGTCCTTCTGGAACATTAATATTAGAAGTCAAAGCACTTCCTTGTATTAATTGATTAATACAAGAAATATCCACTATTTTATGTGGAATTTGTAATTTTTCACAAGTTTTTTTTGCATACTCTAATTCTTTACTATGCCTTTGACCATAATTAAAAGAAAGAGCTTCTACTGTTTTATATTTATTTTTCATTTCATATAAAACAGTTGTGCTATCCATTCCTCCTGATAAAACAACAATAACTTTTTTCATTTTGAATTTCTTAATTATTATTTTTCTATAAAAATTTGGGGTTTAGAATTTATATCTACTGAATTACTACTTTTTATTTTTAATCCTTCAATTTTAGTTCCTTCTCCCATTTGAATTATCTGTTCCCAGATTTTAATATTTTTAGAATTATTATTTATTTTAGCTGTAAAAATACCTCCGTTCTCTTTTCTAAAACTAATTAAAATTTCTTTTTTATTACTTAAATCTATTTTAGCAACTTCGTATCTATTATTATTCATTTAATTTAATTAATTGTTATTCGTCCTTCACCTCCGAAATAAAGTTCGTCTATTAATTTTAAAGCCATATAATCATCTTTAATATAATCTAAATTTATTTTTTTATTACTGAATAATAATTTTGCATCATTAAATTTTTTATCCCAATAATCTAACACTTTTCTTTTTTCAGTAATTGAAAATTCATTTCGTTGATGACAAGAATAATTAAGAAATCTCATATCAGCAGGACTTCCCCAAAGTTTTGCTAATTCTAATGCTAATTGTCGGTTTTTAATCATATTCCCTTTTTATTACCAAAAGTTGTAACGTGTAATCTTGGACTAAGATTATAATTATTTTTTACACAAAAATCCCATACTTCTTTAATTTTCGCATTCTGTTTCTTTCCTGTTGCTCCTTCTGGCATTATCCAAACAGAATCATTTTCTATTTGATATTTTTTAATAATTTTCTTAATAAAACTCTGACTTTTTTTATCTGAATAAACAAATTTAACAATTCTGAATTTTTCTATACCTTTAAAATTTTCTAGTAAAATAGGTTCAGGATTCAATCCTTTTGGTTGAAATCTTTTTTCTTTAGGAGAAATATTAAATAAATTCATTGTTTTTAATTCTTTTCTTTTAATTGTTCCATTTGTTTCAATTTCTACCCAAGTTGGCTTATATTTTGAGATTAATTCAGAAATTTCTTTTTGATGTAACATTGGTTCTCCTCCTGTAAAACACCATTTATCATATTTCTTTAACATTTTTTCTTCTGAAGAATCCATTTTATGTCCTTTAATATGGTAAGTTGTATCACAAAAATCACACTTCAAAGAACAACCACTAGTCCTTATAAATAATCTAGGCATTCCTGCTGTTTTTCCTTCACCTTGAATACTGAAAAATACTTCTGAAATTTTCATTTTTTATTTCCTTTAAAAGTTATAGAAGCATTATCAGCTTCCCAAATTGTAACGCTAACTCTAAATCCATTTGTAAGTCTATTAAAAAGTTCTTGTTCTATTTCTCCTTGTAAATAATAAGACAAATTTTCAGCAGTTGGTTCAAAATCTACTACTTTATTTAAAGTTTTATGGTCTAATTTATTTATTATTTCTTTTATTTTTTTGAAATCTACAACCATTCCTTTAGATAATTTTTCAGTTTCAATTTTTACTAAGACTTTCCAATTATGTCCGTGCATAAAATCATTACATTCTTTTGAATAAGCATTTTTTAATTGATGAGCTGCTGAAAAATTATGCTTTAATTTTAATACATACATTATTTTAAATTACTTCTTACATTAATACTCTTTATCATAATTTTATTTTGTGTTGCTAATGCTACTGCGATTGAATCTAATTGGTCTAAATTATTTATATTTTCTAATTCTGGATAGAATTTTTTTAATTCTTTGTGCATTTCTTCTTTTTTACACTTTCTGTTTATATTTAAAAAAGTTCTCATTTCCATTGGTGTTATATCAATAATTTTAGCCCAAGGAAAAAGTTCTTGAACAATAGCAATAATTACTCCTCTTACTTGTCCTAATTTAATTGCCACATTCGCATTAAAACCCACCCAAGGCATTTCTATCCCAAAATACTCTATTTCTGTTGGATTTTTCTGTCTATCAAAATACTGTTTTAATGCAACTCTTAAAATAGATAATCTTTCATAAAAATTTAAAGAATTACCTAATTCAATTTGACAAGAATCTTTTATAATTATATTTCTATTTTCAATTAAAGCAATTCCAAGAGAAACACTCCCAGGGTCTATGCCTATTATTTTTTTAGGTGTTTTTAACATCTTCTTTTTTTCTAAAAATTATTATTCTTTCAAAACTATAAGCTAATTTTTCATCTCTAATAGCTTGATTAATTTTTTTCACATCTGGTTTTTCTCTAATAATAATCAATCTTTCTGGGATAATTTTCCCAATAGAAATAGTTTCAATTGCTGTTATGAAATCTGAATAATCTGCTTCATTAGAAGCATCTCCTTTAATATAAAAAGCAATTGCTCCTCCTTTTTGGACTAAAGAATCAAATAATTTCACAAGAACAGCAGTATAATCAGAAGCAGTAGCAAGACTAGAAGTAATAGCAATTCCTAATTTTCCATTTAATTTTCCTACTTTATCTAAATTAGAACCTTCTTTAACAACTTCATAATCTCTTTCTAATTCATTACAAACATCTCTAACAACAGTATCTACAAAACCTCCAGCAACAACTTTTTCACCTTTTTTAGTATAGTAATTTACTAGATTTGCAACAAATTGACCGTATATACTTTGTTTAGGATTTTTTCCCCATCTTGAAATTGGTTGTAATTTTTCCCAAACATCTGAATATTCTACCCAACTTTCTGCTGGTTCGTTTAGAGAATTTACATTTTTCCCTTGTATAGCTGTTCTTAAATCTGACCTTGAAAGAGTCCTTGCTTTTTCTAACCAATCTTTTAAATTTTTTCTATCTAGAACTGAAATAATTAAGTAAAGTTTATCACTATCAATACCTTTTAAATCTTCATCAGTAACTTTATAATATTCTATAAATTCTTGATAAATTTTCATAAATTTATAAGCAGTTGTTCTATGAAAACTTATTTCAGGACTAGCGATAAATTCTTCAAAAGTTCTATGACCAAGTATTTTATAATAACCTTCTCTTCTATTTTCAGTTAATAATTTTCCCATAACAAGAAAAGTAGCTTCTGTTATATTTTTAGCTTCTAAAATATACTCATAATTATTTTGAGCTGTTTCTTTTAATAATTCTTGTTTTTCTTTTTTTGTTGTTATTTGATTTGACATTTTTTTTGATTATTTTTTTAGCTAAAATTTCTTCTTTACGAGCAAATCTTATAAATCTATATCCTTTTGGAATTTCTTTACTTTGATGTAATTTAGTTTTTTTACTTTTCTCGTTTTCAATTACTCTAACTTTTGGTTTTGTATTTTTTTTACTTTTTGTTAAAATTCCATCTCCGTTAGTTAAAATTTTCTTATCTTTTTTAGTAGTATTATTATTCATAATATTCCGCTTTTTTTCATAATTTTTTCTAGCTCTTCTTTTTTTAAAAATTTTCCTCAATAAATTTCTTAGCATTTTTTTAGATTTAATTGATTAGTAATTTTATCTAATAATATTTTATCTGTTTTTAAAATTTCAACAGCTTCACCTTTACTTGTTCCAATTATTTCTTCTCCAAAAGAATAAGTTCTGCCTTTTAATTTAATTATCTTATTTCTAACTGCTGATTCTAAAATATCTGCTTCAAGTTGAAATCCTCCTTCAAAAAAGAAATCAAATTCTGCTTGTCTGAAAGGTCTAGAAACTTTATTTTTTACTGTTTTTGCTAATATTTTAATTCCAATAACTTTTTCTCCTATTTTAAGACTTGTTCTTCTTGCAACTTGAATCCTCATTGAAGCCCAAAATTTTAAAGCATTTCCTCCTGGAGTAACATTGGGGTTAGCATAAGGTCCTCCTCCTATGTTTTGTCTAATTTGATTAATAAATAAAATAGTTGCTTTATTTTTTGAAACTGGTCCTGATAATCTTCTCATAGCTTGAGACATAAGACGAGCAACTTTTCCAACAACAGCATCTCCTGCTTTTCCTTCAACTTCACATTTTGGGACCATATTAGCTACTGAATCAACTATTATTAATTCTACTCCTAAATTTACCCAATTTTCAATAATATCCAAAGCTTGTTCTCCCCAATCTGGTTGGCTGAATAAGAATTTTTCTGGACTTAAGTCAATACCTAAAGCTTCTGCGTATTTAGGGGCAAAAGCGTGTTCTAAATCTAAAAAAGCAACAGTTTTACCATTCTTTTGAAATTGTGCTGCTATTTGAGTTGCTAATGATGTTTTTCCACTAGATTCTTGTCCGTATAATTCAATAACTCTACCTTGCGGAATACCACCTCCTAGCATTTCATCTAAAGAAAAAATACCAGTTTTTTCAAATTTAATATCTTGAACAAAACTTTTATCACTAGATAAATCCATTACAACTCCTTTTCCGTGTTTTTTTTCTAATTTTTTAATACTTTCTGTTATTTTTTTTAAATCAAGATTCATTGATTTTTTTTATTTTTTAAGAGTTTTTTCTATTGCTTCTTTGAATTTATCAACATCATTAATATTATCAATATTAAAATTAAGAACAACTTTACTTTTTAAAGATTTTTTGCTAATCGCTGATTTATTTTCATTAGTAAAAATATACCGAGTATCTTCAAATATCTTTTTTAAAGCTTTTATTTCTTCTTCATAGAAAATTATTTCTTTTTCTCCTTTTTTAGAAATAATCATTTTTACTTCTTGAGGTTCACAATTTTCAGTTAAACTAAATTTAACTTTAATTTTTTCTGATAATAAAAACTCTTGTGTAATTAATTGATTCATTTTTTTTAATTAATAATAATATCTAAATATTTTTTTGGTTTCCAATTTCTCCAGTATTCTTCCCATTTTTTTTCTGAATGGGCTTCAGTATGGTGTTCACTACATAATAAAACTAAATTGCTTGGGTCATCACTTCCTCCTTCTGAACGAAAAATTTTATGATGTAATTCTTGTCCTTCTTTTTTGCAACCTTCTCTTTGACAAATACCAGCATCTCTATCATAAACTCTCCACCAAATATCTTCACTTATTTTTAATTTTTCAATTGAAATTAATTCATCATTCTGTTTTTTTTGGTTTATTTCCATATTTATAAACTCCTCTACGATTCATCTTATCGTCTAAAAGATGTTTTAATTTATTAGTTTCTCTAATAAAATCCTGAACACTAACTTGTGTTTCATTTTTATAAAAAATCTGAGTATTTTCTTCTAATTCTTTAGAATAATCAAAAACAAAAACTCCTTTCTGTGGTATGAAAGGTAAATCAAATACAATATTTTCTAATAAAAATCCTTTTAAACACAGAAAAGCAGCTAATACATAATTAGTTGTTCTATACTTACTTTGAGAATCAATTTCTATTATTTTTGAATCATCAGAAAGTTTCAAATAAACAGTTTTTCCTTCTCCTTTTTTTTGATTTAAAAAAGTCTGTATTTTTTCTGGTATTTCTATTTTTTTTTTATTTTCTTCTTCTATCATTTTATTTTCTATTATTTCTTAAATATTTTGAATAGCATTTTCCACAAAATCCTAGAGCTGCGTGATTTTCAGTTGTTCCGCAAGTTCTACATTTCTTATATCTACGACTGAAAGTTGTGATTTCTCTTTTTTTATGCCAGCATTTTTCACAAATTACTTTTTTGTTATTATCTACGATAAATATCTTTCTCTTTTCTTTTAATTCTAATGGACTTGAACATTCGCTACAAATCAAATTAGGACTAATTTTTCTTGCTAAAATCTCTTTTCTATTTTGACTTTGTTTTTTGCTATACTCAATGGCTTTATCTCTATTCTTTCTATACCTAGCCATTCTAAACTTTTTGTCATAATGCTTTCTACAGAGACCTTGTGCAACGGCTTTTTCGCCACAAATTTTGCATATCGTCATTTCTAACTTTCTTAATTTTAAAAGAGCCTTCCTGTTACTCTAGTATAATACTATATCCTTTTTATAAAATTGTCAAGCTCTTTATTCTTTTTTTAATTTCTTGTTTGGAAATCTTTTCATTTTTAGCGATTCTTTCAGATAATTCTTCAATTAAATCATTTCTATTAGCTAATTGACAATCTATAACATAAGGACAATAAGGACATAATCCTATTTTTTCATATTCAGGCAATTTATTCGTTTTAAACATTTCTAAAATAGTTCTAATTTTATGATTAAGATAATTTTCAATCTCAGCATCTGTCCATATTCTTACTTTAAAAGTTTTAGCATCTTTCATTGTAATATAAATAATTTTCAAACTATTTATTTCATAAATATCTTTAACCAACCAACGATAAAGATTAACTTGTGCTTCGTGACTTTTAAAAACTCCCCATTGAGGAATATCTTCTCTAGTTTTATAATCAATTAATTCTTTTTCTACAGGAACAATTCTATCAGGTTTCCCTGATAAAGTAACTCCTAACCATTCTTTATCAAATCTTTTTTCATCAATAGCTCCTTTAACTTTAAAATCTTCCATTACTTTATGTCCAATAGTTCCTCTAAAAGCTGGATAAAAATCTCTAGGTCTGATGTATTCTGTTCCTATTTTTTTTTCAAAATATAAATTTCTCAAACATCCTACTAAAGAAGTAATATGATAACCTTTCACATTATGATTTTCTTTCAACATTTTAATCATTCCGTGCAAAACTGGTATTGGTAAAGAAGAAGGTTCTTGTCCTTTTTTAACTAAATCTAAATACTCTTTAAAAGAAACTCCTCTTTCATCATAACAAATAAATCCTTTTATTTTCTTTACCATAATATTTTATTAATAATTATCTTTACCTCCAAAAAGTTTTTGATTTGTAGGCGGTTTTTGTTCAGCTTGCTCTACTTTTTCATTTTCATTATCATTAGAAGCATACTCTGTAAATCTACAATTATCTAAACTGAAATGTAAAAAAGTGCTTCCAATTCCTCCGTGTCTATTCTTTAAAACTGCAACTTTTGTCATATTAGGGTCTAATACTTCGCCTGGTTTATGTTCTTTATGCAACATAATAACAATTTCTGCATCTTGTCCTATTAAACTACTATTTCGTAAATCAGAAATGGTTGGCATTTTGTCTTCTGAAAAAGTTTTTCTAATATGAGAAATTAAAATAATAGGGATATCATTATCTCTTGCTATTCTTGTTGTTTCTCTCATAATAGCACTTACTTCTCCAGTATCTTCTGAATCATTAGAAAAATAATGTAAATGGTCAATTACTATAATTTGACAACCAAATAAATCTACTGCTTGTTGAGATACTAAAGCTAATCCATCTTTATTAATATTACTTGGTCCATTATAAAAATAAATAGGATACTGACTTAATTGGTAAATACTTTTGTCTACTTTTGAATATTCAGTTTTATCTAATTCTAAAATTCCTCCTGAAAATTTATCTGTATTAATTCCACTATCTAACATTATAAATCTTTCAGCAACTTGTTCTGGTGTCATTTCTAAGCTGAAAAACATAACACATACTCCTTGTTTTGCTAAATTATAAATAATATTTTGAGCTAAAAAAGTTTTTCCTAAAGAAGTTGCTCCTGAAATTACTACTACATTCCCAGGTCTCATTCTTTTAAGAAGATTATCTAAAGAAGGATAACCAGTTTCTAATCCTGAAAACATATCACCTCCTGAATCCATTTGTTCTTTTACCCTTCCTAATACGCCAGCTATAGATTCTATACAAACTTGTTCTGTGCTATAAACTTTTCTAGCTTTTGGAATTAATTTCTTAAAATCAACTAAACTATTTACTTTTAAAAAATCATTTAAATCTTTATACCCATTTGGCAAATCTATTATTCTACATCTATTTACTCCTAAATTAATCGCTATTTTTTCAGCTCCATTTTTACCAGCATCATCAGAATCATAACAAATAAAAATCCTTCTTTTACCTTTAAAATATTGCTTGCTCCATTCTTTTTTAAAACCATTCGCTCCAATTAAACTTGAAACAACTTGAACATCACCATTTGCTTTAGACCATAAAGCGATTGTGTCCATTTCACCTTCTGTTATAAAAACAGGTCTATTATTTTGTTTTATACTATCTGTATTAAACATTCCTAAAATTGAACCTTTTGGGCTTGTATATTTTGGAGCATCTTTATTTTCATTTATAGGACTTCTTCTTTTTCTGATATTTATTAATTTACCTTTTTCAAAAACTGGAATTGAAATATTATTTCCATCCCATCCTAAATTAAAATGTTCAATAGCTTTAGGAGTAAAACCTCTTTCTTTTTCTAGATATTTAAGAATTTCAGGTGCTTCAAGAAATAATTTTTCTTTATTTATTTCAACTTCACTTCTTTTAATTTTTTCACTAGGTTTTGGTCCTTTTATTATTGGTTTTAATTCAATAGGTGGTGTAAATTTTGGTTTTATTTTTGGTTCAAAATTTATTTTCTCTGAAATATCCCCTAGATTTTTTTTAAGTTGATAAAAATTTCCTTTTTCTCCACAAACTTTACAATCCCAAAGTCCTTCTTCTGAAATATAAAAATGATTAGGTTTTTTACTTGAACAAAAAGGACAGCCTTGTAAAATATTATAATTATTATCTACTTTTTTAAAATCCCAATTTTTACTTAATAAATATTTTTCAACTTCTTGAGAATTGATTTCCATTTTTATTTTTCTTATTTATTATTTATTATTTTTTTTCTTCTTTTTTCTTTTTAGCCATAAATTCATTAAATTCATCTCTCATACTCTTTGTTTCAACTTTTTTAAAAGTATCTTTTTTATATCTTTCATCTGTAAATGGATTAATTCCAATATTTTCAATAAATTGTAATATTTTAACTAATTTTGTTTCAAAACTTACCATATTACCTACACTAGGAAGATATTTTTTTTCTTCTTCGGGTTGTTTTTTTCTTTCTCTGAAAAAAATATCTATAAATTTCTTAACATTTTCTAATCCATATCTTTTATTTAATCTTTTTGCCGACATTCTATTTAAATCAACTTCTGTTATTCCATTTTTTGTTGGAACAGTTATTATAGCTTCGGGCATTTTTCTACCAAGATGTTGTTCTAAATGTGTTATTAAATTTATAGAATTATTAAATTCTTGTTGTTTTAAAAATTGTATCGGTTTATTTTCTTTTTTAGAAGAAATTATTTTTTTATTATATTCATCAAATTCACTATCATCAAATTCTTCTGGATAATCTAAATATTTATTTTCAGAAAAAGAGAGAGGTTCTCCACTATTCATAGTGGAGTTTATATACTCTTCTTTTTTGTTTTCTTTATTATTATCTATGGTATGATTTTTATCGGATACAGTATACGATTTTTCTCGTAGGGTGTCTACGATTTTTTCAGTAGGCTGTATACGATTTGGTTTTGGTTTATCTTTTTTAGCTACTAATTGTCTATATCTACCTTCCTTCACTCCTAAAAATTCTATGTATTCTTTTTTTACTAATTTTGAAATTACTCCTGATATTGTCCCTCCTTTTAATCCATACCTTTCGCCAAGTTTTTCATTAGATTTATAACATACTTCAAAACAAGCAATTTCTGCATAAATCATCCTATCTGTCATTGATAAATCTTGGTCTTCTATTATATGTCTTGGTATCCAAACACCTGTAAATTCTTTTTTCTGTTCAATCATTTTTTTGTATAAATAATTAATTCTAAACTATGTTAAATCAGCGAAATAGAAAATATTTCGCTGATTTTTTAAAAAGAATTTTATTAATAATCAATTTGTTGTGATGATTCTGTTCCTCTAGTTATATTTCCGTTTATATCAACATCTGTTGAACCCAAAACACCTTTACAAGCTGGATATGTAGAACATCCCCAAAAAGGACCTCTAACGCTAATTCTCCAAGACATTATTTCTCCACAAAGTGGACATAGAGGAGCTTTTTGCCCTAAAGGTGCTAATGATTTTTTAACATTAACTCCGAGAGCTTTTGCTTGATATTTAGCTTCTCCTCGTCTTGCTTGGTCCATAGAAATATTTCCTTTGTATGCTTCTTCTGCTATATCAAATTTTGAAGCTGCTTTTTTAATAGCATCTGTTTCAGCTCCTTTAGTAGCATCAGCTAAATTTTCATTAATAATTCTACAACCACCATAACCTTCTCTTTTAGCCATTACAATAAAGTTGCTATTAGGTTCTCCTGTTTCTTTATTTATCCATTCTTTAAAATATCCAATAAGTAATTCAATTTTCATATTAACAAATTCTGCAGGAGCTTTTGAATTATTAGGTTGTTTTGAAGTGCTTATTGATTTATTTACTTCTCTAGCCATCCATCTTTGAGGACCAAAAATTTCATTTAGTCTTTCAATTACATACTGAGGTTTAATACCAGCTTCTGGTCTTCCAGTTCTACCTGTATTATCTTGAAAAGATTCTTCTGGAAAAGCTTTTTTAAGTCCAATTCTTACTTTTTCCCACCAACTAGAACTAAAACAATTCTTATTTTCATTTTCTTTTTCTTTAACATCTTTAATAGCAATATTTGGAATAATTAATTCTGGATTTTTTTCTACAGGTTTATTTTTTGTAGAAAGATTTTCAATTTCACTTTTTTTAATAATTTTTTTCTCTTGTTCTAACATAAT